ACGGGGGTGCGCCGGCCCACCTGGCGCCGCGGGTCGATCACGGGCAGGAGCGCGTCCCACGACGCCCACCCCTCCACGTCCCACATGCGCAGGGTGAACTTCAGCTTCGCGAGCTTCACGCCCTTGTCGCGGATGGTGCCGCCGTCGCGGCCCGAGGGCTTCGAGACGTCGAGGTCCACGCCGATCGCGTCGCCGTCGACCTCCGCCACGCCGAGGAAGCCCACGCCCGCGAGCGTGAGGGTGTCCCACACGTCGGGCGCGTCGAAGGGCCATGGCGTCGACGGCGGGGGCGGGCGGCGGTAGGGCGCCGGCGGGCGCCGCACGCGCTGCGACACCTCGCGGACGCCCCCGCCGGCGAAGCGACGGTCGACCTCGTACTGCTCGTGGCCGTCCGTGAGGCGGTCCTGAGCCGACGCCTCGTCAACGCCCGCGCCCGCGAAGCGGCGGTCGACGTCGTACCGTTCGCTGCCCCGCGTCACGACGGCCCCGGCGCGGGCCCGAGGTTGAGCAGTTCGAATACGCCGGCGAGCTCGGAGACGATCCCGCGGCCGATGCCCTGCCCGGTCTCCTCGGGGTCGGCGCCGGGCGTCGCCTGCACCATCACCTGCAGTTGGATCTGCACGCCCCCGGAGCCGGAGCCCATCGCGCCGGCCGCGGCGTCGGCGCCGCCGGACGCCATGTCGCCCATCGACCGCCCGACGCGGCCGGCGCCGCCGTCGACGCCCATCGCGAAGCCCTCGGCCGTGTACGCGCCGAGCTCCATCATCACCCGCGAGGGCGAGTGCATGTCGAAGACCCCGCGGACGGTGTTGACGACCCCATCCGAGAGCTCAGTCACCCGCGCGGTGACGCGCCCCCACTGCGCGTCGAGCCCGGCGATGAAGCCGTCGACCATGTCGGTCGCGATGTGTTCGAACTCGTCGCCGAGGTAGGAGACCGCGTCGGGCAGCACCTCGAAATCGCGCGAGAGGCCCTCGACGATCTCCTCCTGGATCCGCCCGAGCTCGGCCGCCGCGTAGGAGAACTCCTCGGGGATGGAGCGGATGAAGTCCACCATCTCGACGATGCCGCTGATGCCGATCGCGGTGACGCCGGCGACCCCGACCACGACGGCGCCCAGGAAGCCGATGGCGCGCCCGACGTCGCGGAAGGTCTCGGCCGAGGAGCCGTCGGCGCCGAAGGCCTGGAGGTCCTGGATGACGTGCGACCCTACGAAGGCGTCGGCCAGGCCCTTCCCGAACGCCACCACCCCGCGCACCACGTCGACGATGATCGGCCGCACGGTCTCGATGGCGCCCGCGAAGTCCGTGATGTTGCCGTCCGAGAAGACGCCGCCAAGCTCCGCGCCGAGCACGTTGACGACGTCGCTGATGAGGCCGCGCAGCGCCGCCCCCGCGGGCTTCGCGCCGTCGAGCGCGGAGGTCGCCGCGAGGACGCTGTCCCGGAAGGCGATCACGCCCGGGAGCCGCTCGGAGCCGAAGCTGAGGAGCAGGTTGTCCCAGGCGTTGGCGGCGTTGCTCAGCGCGCCCGTGAGGGTCTCGCTCTGGTTCTTCGCGAAGGTCCCCAGGGGCCCGCCGCGGTCCATGCGCGCGCTGATCGAATCGAACATCCCCTGAATGAACGTGTCGCCGGTGACGCGGCCCTTGCTCAGGGCGTCGAGGACGTTGGCGCGCCTGGCTCGCTCGTCCGCGCCCTGGATGTTCATCTGCCGCGCGATGCTGTCCAACACCCCGCCGGTGTTCACGCCGGCGTTGAGCGCCTGCGTGAGGTCACCCCTGTTCGCCTTGCCCGCCGACCTCACCTGCGAGGCGACGAGCGCGAACGAGTCGGAGGCGTTGCGCCCGAAGGCGCTCCCGAGGTCGGCCGAGGCGGCGACCAGGGGTGCGATCTCCCGCTCGCCGAAGCCCGCGACGGCGAAGCGCTGGTACTGCGAGACCACGTCGCGCGTGTCGAGGGGCGTTTGATTCGCCATCTGGATGGCGTTGCCGAAGGCCCGCTGAGCGCCCTCGGCCGACCCCATCACCGTCTCCAGCGCCACGAGGGACGACTCGCGGAACGCGGCCAGCTCGATGACGCTGCGGCCCACCGCGAACCCGATGCGGCCGATGGCCGCTGCCGCCGCGAGCGCCCCCACCGCCAGGGCCCCGAAGGCGAGTCCCGACGACCGCGACGAACCGCCCGCCCGCTCCATGCCGCGGTCGATGCGGTTCAGGGAGCTGTCGAGCCCGCGGAGCGATCGGTCCAGGCGCTGGAGTGACCCCAGCGCATCCCGGGCGCCCCCCGAGACCCGGTCGCGCAGCTCGAGCTCGAAGCGGACGATCATGGTGGCGCTACTTTTTCTTCGGCTTGATGCGGGAGATTCCGACGAGGAACGCGTTCAACCGCATGGCGGTCACGGCGAGGAGGCGGGCGCCGGCCCACGCGTGCGGCGAGGCCGCGTCGGGGTCGTGGTGGAGGAGCGCGAGGAGCGCGTGCGTCGCGAAGACCGCATCGCCCTCCGCGCGCTCACCGGCGGTCAGCCTTTTCCCAGGGCCACGTCGGCGTCGAGGCCCGCCTTGCGCGCGAGCTCGTTGCCGAAGGTGTGGGCGAGGCCGGGGAGGTCCTCGCAGAGAGCGCGCCAGCTCTCCGCGTCGGGGAACACGAGCAGGTCCGCCGCGAGTTGGCGGTGGGCCTGGATTTTCGTCGGGATGTCGCGGCTCGAGGCGGTCACGAGGAACGCGTCGAACTCCACGACGCCGCAGCGTTTGAAGGCGAAGTCGTGCCCCGCGAGCGCGGGCGAGGACATGACGGTGAGGGGGCCGTGCTGGGCCCTGAGGGAGTCGCGGTTGGCGTCGTCGAGCTTCGGCATGGGGGGTTCTCCGAGGTGCGGTGGATCAGGCGGCGCGCTTCCCGTTGAGCAGGATGCCGCCGACGTTGAACGTGATGGAGACCTTCGCCGGCTCGTCGCCCTCGGAGACGGCGGGCTTGATCTCCATGATGCGGACGCCGTTGAGGGTGTCCTTGATGAGCCGCGCGCCGATGCGCGTCCGGTACGTGATGGTGATCTGGAAGGGGACGTTGGTGTACCCGTCGCCGAGCTGCGCGACGAGGCGGTCGGCGTCCTCGCGGTACATCTCCGCGCTCGCCTCGTTGGTGACCTTGCCGATCGCCACGCCGACGCGGTTGGGGCCCGTGCCGTGCGCGTCGGTCATGGCGCGCTTGACGCCGTAGTCCAGCTTCGTGAAGCCGCGGTGCTTCTTGGCGTCCGCCGCGATCACGACGTCGGCGAAGGTGTGCTTCTGCCCGTTGATCTCCGGGAAGTCCTGCGTGCTCATGGTCGGTGCCTCAGGCGGCGGTGCGGGCGGGGTTGGTGAAGCCGAGGGTCCCCGTGATGGCCTTGATGTAGCCCTTCGGCTGCACCGTCCACTGCACCACGAGGTTGCGGGTCGAGAGGAAGTTGGTGGTGCGGTCGACGCTCGCGCCGACGACGGTCGCGTGCTTCGGCGTGGTCTTCACGAGGCCGTCCTCGAGCGCGTCGACGGTCTTGTCCTCGATGTTGCCGGCCTCGACCTCGTCGATGCCACCGGCGACGAGGGGCGACGCGACGCCGGCCGGGTTCACCTCGATGTCCTGGCTCAGGAACGGCAGCGTCGCGCGGCGGACGATGCGGTAGGCCCGGTCCCACACCCGCCGGTACTGCAGCAGCTCGAAGTCGCTCCCGTTCTCCGACATCACGTTGGGGTTGGTGAGGTAGAAGCCCGTGCGGCCCTCGTGCGTGCGGGCCGTGATGAACCGCGCCACGTTGAGCCCGGGGACGCTGGCCTCGTCGTGGTGGATCCGCAGCACGCCCGGGAGCGCCCCGCGGTCGACCCACGCGAGGTCCTCGGAGATGGTGACGGCGGCGGCGCGCGCGGCGGCGACGCAGGCCACCGACGCCCGCCGCGCGCGGCCCGTGAGGGTCGAGATGACGTCCAGCGCGCCCGCGGCGACGAGCACCCGACCGAGGGTGGAGACGAACGACGCCCACTCGGTCTGCAGCGCGAGGATCCACGCGGCCTCCGTCTCCTCGGGCGTCTGGTCGCGCGCGGAGAGGAGCACCCACCGCGGCTTGTAGGCGGCGATCGCCGACACCGCGAGCGCGTCGACGCCGGCGCCGATGGTGGAGTCGGCCGCCCCCACCACGTGGACGCCCTCCCAGTCGTAGATCGACGCCAGGAGCGCGGTCCACGCGTTGGTGAGGTCGGAGAGCGTGTAGCCCGGCGCCGAGGTGGCGAAGTCGAACCGATCGCCCACCGCGAAGCCGACGCCGGAGGTGTACGTGAACGTCAGCGTGAGGCCGGTCCCGCTCGGCGAGACCACGCCCGACACGGGCATCGCCGTCTCCGGCCCCCACACCTCCCCGCCGTCGAGGCTCAGCCGGTACGTCGCGGTGTTGGCGACGAGGGTGGCGCCGGCGCGGAGGATCTCCAGCGCGACGCGGTAGGCGTCCGTCGTCGTCCCCGTCACCGCGAGGGTGCAGGTCCCGACCTGCGCCCCGGGCACCGCGCGCCCCGTGAAGGCGTCGTTGAGGACGAAGGTCCCGTCGGCGAACGCGACCGTCAGCCCTGAGGCGCCGAGGGCCGTAGCAGCCGCGAGGGCCACCTGTGCCGTCGACCAGGTGAGCCCCCCATCGAGGCTGTACGCGATCGTCGGCGAGGCGGCGAGGTTGGCCCCTGCGAGGGTCACCTTGATCCGCACCGCGAGCGGGCGGGTGAGGACGACGCCCGAGGCGATGGCGAGCGTCGGCACCGCGGTGGAGGTGTTGCCCACGTCGGCCGCGAGCGAGGCGCCGGCGCTCCCCGCACCCGAGCGGGCCACGCTGCCGACGGCGCCGGCGACGCCGGGGTTGCAGCGGCACACCAGCACCGGGGAGGCGCTCACGTCGAGCTGGTAGGCCACCTCCTCGACGAGGGGGCCGCGCCCGAAGGTGGAGGTCAGCGCGCTCTTCGACGAGACGAGGGTCGGAGTGTTGAGCGGTCCGGCGCTGCACACGCCGACCTTGGCGTGGACCGTGTCACCGAGCTGGGCGCCGAGCGCGCCGTCGACCTGCGTGATGGTGGCGGAAGGGATCGGGGGGGGCATGGTGGGTCAGGCTCCGCAGGGGTGATTCGCGGCGCGCGAGAGCGCGGCGAGGTAGTCGGTCCGGGTGATCTCCCGCCCGAGGCCCCAGCGCTCGAGGCGCAGGGCCGCGGCGTGCAGCCAGGCGGGCGTGTTCGTCTCGCGCTGGTGGTCCTCGATCGAGGCGGAGGGCTCCGCGGGGGCGGGCGGGGGCGTGGGGTCGGCGTCGCTCAAGTGAGGTCTCCGGGGGTCGAAACGGTGAGGGGGCGCGCCGTCGGCACGACGCGGTCGAGGATTGGGATGCCGAGCGACACGGTGAGCAGCACGGCCTCGCCCGACGACGCGACGCCGACCTCGACCCACTCCTCGCTCCCGAGCTCGTAGCCGCCGCGGGTGCACGTGAGGTGCAGGCCGCGCACGACGGCCGCCATGATCGCCTCCGCCTCGTCGTGGTCGCTCCCCCAGCACTTCACCGTCCACTGAACCCAGCGGTTGGCGATCGGCCGGGGGTTGTGCCCGGACTGCTGCGGGCCGCGGTGGGTGCCGCGCACGGGGATCCACACGGCGCGGGGCGACTTGTCGAGCGCGGCCGCGTCGCGGTGCCCGATGACCCACGCGAGGCCGGTCACGTCGGCGACGGCCTCCTCCATGACGGCGGTGATGACGGAGCGCGAGGTCAGAACGCCCCCTTGAAGTGCAGCGCGATGACCTCCTCGGTGAGGTCGCGCCAGGCCGCCACCCACGCCGGCGGGACGTCACCCTCGGGGAAGTAGGGGCGCGCGGGGATGGACTCCCACCCGTACTGGTGCGTGGCGGCGTACACGAGCGTGGTCTTCAACAGGAAGCCGTTGGCGGTGACCTGGTAGGTGATGGAGGCGCGGAGGCGCCCGGTGTCGAGGAGCGGGCGGCCTGCCCCCCGTCGGCGCGCTCGAGCGAGGGGTCGCCACGCCGCGCCCTCGGGGGAGCGGGACGCCGCGAAGCCTTCGTCGACGCGGGTGCGCGCGTCCTCGGCGATCACCCGAAGCACGTCGCGTTTCAGCGCGGGCACCTGCTCGAGCTGGCGGATGAGCGCGGTCAGCTTCCCGAAGTCGCCGGTGACGCCGGCCACGTCACCAGCCCCGCCGAGGCCTCGACACGACGACGACGCTGCGCGTCTCCGTCACCGCGGGCGTCGAGTCGGTGATGCCCTGGGGCTCGATGGTGCCGCGTGCAACCTTCGTGAGCCACGCTTCGGCGTCATCTCTGCTATCGCGCACCGCAACGTCGTTGGCCGAAGTCGGGTCGAAGCCGCGCTTCGCGAGAACCTTCCACGCGGCGAGGTCCACCACCGCCTGGCGCAGATCGTCGCCCCATGCGACGAGCGGGAGCGTGAAGCGCTTCGCGAGGTAGCCGTCCGCGTACGCCGACCACGCGACGAGCGCGGCCGTCCTGGACGTGCTGTCAACGGCCGCGAGGGTGTTGCCCCCGATGCCCAGGCGCGTGAGGTCGTCGGTGGTGGCGTACTGGGACATCGGTCACCGGTTGCGGCGCTTGCCCTCGGGGGCGGCGCCACCCTCGGCGGGCGCTTCGACCTGCGCCGCCGCGGGTGCAGTGTCGGCCGCCGGCGTCGATGACGCCGGCTCGGGCGCGGCCGAGAGCCGGGCGACCTCCGCGCGCAGCCGCGCCGACTCCCGCTCGGCTGCGACGGCGCGCTCCTCCGCGGCTCCGATGCGGGCGCGGGCGGCGGCCAGCTCCTGCTCAGCCCCGTCCGCGCGCGCCGTCTCCGCGCCGAGGCGCGCACGTACGTCGGCGAGCTCGCGCTCCACCGCCTCGCCGCGGGCCCGGGCGTCCTCGGCGGCCACGTGCGCCCGGTGTGCGTCGAACTCCGCCCTCGACGCGCGCGCCTCGGGCGGCTCCCGGTCGAGCTCCATCGCCCGGTGGGTCTGGTGGGCGCGGGCGAGGGTCTCCGCGTCGAGGGAGAGGCCGTGGTCGGTGGGGTCCTTCCCGACGCCGACGAGGATGAGGGCGGCGGCGATCTGGGCGACCTGCGCGACGGAGCTCCCGGGCGGGGCGATCCGCGGCGCGACCTCGAGGGCATCGTCGCGCAGGGCGGCGGGCCCCGACACGGACGCCTCGGGCGAGACGGCGCTCACGTCGCGGATGGTGACGGTGACCATTAGACCAGCTCCCCCGAGACGCTGAAGGTGAAGCTCGGCGTGGTGCCGCCCACGACCCAGGACACGCGCACGTACCGGTCGAGGCCCCCGAAGCTCTTCCGGGTGGTGCCGGTCGCCGTGATCTGGGCGAAGGTGCCGTGCGCGCGCCAGGTGATCCCGTCGAAGCTCGTCTCGACGGTGACGTCCAGCGTCGGCGTGGTGCCGCTCCGCGCCGAGCACACGAGCGCGAGGCGGGCGGTGGTGTGCGGGCCCACCTCGAAGGCGGCGCCGGCGCCGTCGGCGGTGCGCGCCGCGCTCGCGGCGAGGGTGACGTCGAGGCTCTGGACGTGGGTGAGGTCGGACAGGAGGTAGGACATCGAGGGCTCCGTGGGTCAGAGGGCGGCGGCCACGTCCGCCGCGTCGGTGGGCGACAGGCCGTTGAGGGTGAGTTCGGGGATGGCGTCGTCGCCGCGGTCGGGGAGGTCCTCGACGCAGGGGTAGCCCGCGGCGATGACGGCGGCGCGGTGGGGGAAGTCCGACGGGAGCGACGTCCCGGACACCTGCCCGCGGAGCCCCAGCGCGGCGGACGCGGCGGCGGGCTTCCCCTCGGCGTCCGCCGCCATCGCGAGCAGGGTGTAGGACCGACGCTGGTGCATCAGCGCGGGCGGCGGTTGTTGTGCTTGATGCGCACCACCCCGGGCTTCGTGCGGCCGGGCATGCGCTTGTAGCGGTGGGTCACGTGGAGCACGTTCACCGCGCGCAGCGTGGCGAACTGCAGGGGCGACTTCAGCTCGTCGTCGACGGGCGGGTCGGTCCAGTGGAGGATGGAGTCCTTCTTGAGCAGGAGCGACGTGTAGACCGGGTCGCGGCACACGTAGACGTTGTCGGTGGCGTAGGTGCCGGCCGCGAACGCGACGACGAGGCCGGTGTCGCCGAGCTCGACGGTCGCGGCGGTGGCCACGCCGCTCGCCTCCCAGGTGGAGCCCGCGTTGATGGACCACCGGAAGAGCGCCGTGCCGCGCGTGCCGCCCGTGGTGACCTCGAGCCGCAGGTCGAAGTCGCCGAAGGCGTACCCCGAGACCGTGACCGTCGGCGGCGAGGTGCCGGTCGCGGTGATGGCGAACTCCACGGGGTTGAGGTCGCTCGGGAACACCGGGGGGAGCCCCTCGAAACGCGTGACGCCCGTCGCGTCGTCCTGGTCCATCACGCGCAGCAGCGGCTGGCCGTCGGAGTCCTTCAGGCTCAGCATCGTCTTCAGCGTGACGGAGTGCACCGTGAGGCCCGCGACGTTCTCCTGCTCGTCGCCCCAGCGCATGCGCGCCTCGACGGCGGTGTCACGGTCGAGGTACACGGGCGTGGTGGCGCTGTGGACGTTGAGCACCATGTTGGTCGGGAGGCCCGAGGCGTTGGCGGCCTCGAGCGCGGCGACGTTGGCGTGCGCCTGGGCGGCCGCCGCGAACTGCCTCGCGACCTCGCCGTAGGGGTCGGCGTAGCCGGCCAGGCGCCGCGCCATCTCGCTCATGTTCACCGCAAGGCCGGCGCGCGCGACGTTGGCAGTCTCGTTGGTCATCCCGAGCTGCGTCACGTCCATCGTGGCGAGGTCGGCGAGGGCCTGCATGCGGCCGAGCGAGCCGAAGTAGGGCACGTTGATGGGCGTCCCGGGGCGGACGCCCCCGGGGAGGCGGGTCTCGATGCGGACCGCGCCGATCTTGCCGAGGACGGACATGCCCGCGAGGGCGCCCTCGACGGCGTCGAGCCACAGCTCGGGGATGATGAGGTTGGAGACGCCAGTGCTGCCGACGGTCATGGGGGTTGCTCCGGTGGGGTGGGGTCAGGGGGTGGAAGAGGTCAGGCCTTCAAGCTGGCGAGCGCGCGGCGGTAGCGCGACCCGTCGCCGCCGCGGGCCTCGAAGGCGGCGAGGGACTGTTCGAAGGCGACGGTGTTGCCGCGCAGGAGGCGGTCCTTCTCCAGCGCCGAGAGCTGCTCGAAGGGCTTGTCGGGGACGCCCGCGACGCCCGTCGAGAGCGAGGCCGCCGGCGGCTGCTGGGGCGGCGCCTTCGGCGCGAGGGCCGCGATGACGGGGGCCGCGTCGAGGTAGGCCTTCAGCTCGGCGACGGGCTTCCCCTCGTAGAGCTTCTCCAGCGCGGGCGTGAGCTTGCCCGCCGCCTTGCCCGCGGCCAGCATCTCCCGGCGCTCCGACGCCTCGATGCGCCCCTCCGCGTCGGCCGCGCGCTTCTGCGCCGCGTCGAGCTCCGTGCGCGCGGCGCCGAGGGCCGTGATCTTCCCCAGGGCCGAGGAGAGGTCGGTCGCGCCGAGGGCGCCGAGGAGCGCGTTGCGCTCGTTGCGGGCGTTCTGGACGGCGGCGAGGATGGTGGACTCGTCGGCGTCGGCCGCGAGCCCGAGCAGGGCGAGGACGTTCTTCATGGTGCGGGTCTCCGGTCGGGGAGGGGCGGCCGCGGCGCTCATCACGAGCGGCCGCTGGCCGAGGGTGGCGGGGTACGAGACCAGCGCCACGGGGCGCAGGCCGAGGATGCGGCGCGAGTCGCCGTCAAAGTCGATCGCGGGGCTGAAGTAGCGGTACTCCGGGAGCGTCGGCGCGCCGTCGGGGGCGCGCCCCGGCGTGATCGCGCGGAGCCCCACCTCGGTCCACCGCACCCGCGTCGCGTAGAGGCCATCGCCGGCGCGGTGCTCGAGGTCGCCGATGTAGCCGGGCACGTCCCGTTTGGGCCCGGGCTCGCCGAAGGTCGCGTGGTCGAAGTCGAGCGCGAGCTCGACGCCGTGAGCGCGGAAGCGCCGGAGCACCTCGGCGACCCCGTCGGCGTCGAGGAGGAAGCGACCCTTCGTGGTGTCGTTCCAGCCTTCGGCGAAGAGGCGCAACTCCGACGGGATGGTCACCGGGAGCGGGAGCGCGTCGAGGGTGGCGACGTTGGAGTCCATGGTGTTCCCGAGGGGGAAGGTGGTGCGCGCGTCGCCGTCCCAGAGCGCGAGCGTGTCGAAGGTCACGGGCATCGCGCCGAAGCGCTCGAGGGGCGCGGCTGCGTCGGGCGCGAGGTACGCGAGGGTGACGTGCGGGTCGAAGCCGTGCGTGCGGTCGATCGCCGGCCGAAGCGCGCTGCTCTGCTCGAGGGTGGCCCGCAGAGCGACGAGCGCAGCGGCGTCCACCGTGAGGTGGAAGGCGTCGCCGTCCTGCCCCGAGAAGCGCCCCACGCCCGAGAGCATTGCGGAGATGGGCGCCACGGAGGGGGCAACGGCGCCGAGCACCTCGACGGCGTCGGCGGGCGCCGAGGTGAGCACCGCCAGCGTCAGGTGCATGTCGCCCGGGGGGAGCGCGCCGGGCACCGACGACGGCAGGGCGACGCGCGCGGCGATGGCGGCGGGCAACGGGAGGACGATGGCGACGGGCATCAGCGGGCGCGGCTCTGGTAGGCGGCCACCACCTCGGGCGGCGCGCGATCGGTTGGTGCGAGCCGCTCCCCCGCGAGGTCGGGCGACGACCCGAAGCCCTTCCCGGGTGGCGCCGCGTCGGGCAGCTCGGAGACCCCGCCGGCTTCCGCGGCCTGGCTGCGGGAGAGGCTCACGACGGTCGAGCGGCAGTTGAAGTGCAGCGGCGGCCAGCTCGTCTGCCAGAACGGGTCGTTGACCGGGCGGACGATGTTGTTGAGCGGGGCGCAGGTCTCGGTGGTGCGCCCGTCGAGGATGGACACGAAACGCCAGAAGGGGCGCGCGGCGCGCACCGCGGGGCGGCTCATCTCCGCGTGCCGCGCGGCGTTGTAGGCCGTCTGGACGTTGGTGCGGAAGATCGTCTCCAACCGCGGCGCGTTCGCCTTGCCCCACGCCGCCTCGAGGGCCGGGCCCACCGCCGCCTTGAACTCGGCGAGGGTGGTGCCCTCGGCGACGGCGCGGGTAATGGCCTCGTGCACCTCGGTGACGAGGGCGACGGACGCGAGGCCCGACACGGTGAAGGCCCGGAGCCGCGCGGCCTCCTCGAGCGCGTCCCACACCTCGCGCGTGACCGGGGTGCGCTCGCTGATGTTGTCGATCGCCTCGCGCCAGCGCCAGGGCTCCGCCGGGGCCGCGACCGCGTCGCCGTCCGCCACCGGCTACGCCCCGGGCTCCGCGGCCGTGAACGTCCCCGCCCCCGCGCAACACATGACCGCGCCGAGGAGCAGCTCCTGCAGCGCGCCGTCGTCGGTGTCCTTCACCAGCGCGGCGAGCTCGGCCCGGAGGGACTCGTAGTCCTCCGCGCCGGCGATGGCTCGCTGAACGGCGCCGAGGATGCCAGCGGCGAGGGCCGCGGGAGCGCGCCCCATCGCCGCGTCGTGGACGGCATCCACGTACACCTGCCCCGCGAGCGCGCGACGATCGGCGGGCGTGAGGCGGGCACGCGCGCTGAGAGCAGCTGCAGGGATCGGCGGATCGGACGGGGCCGCGAGGAGCGGGATGTCGTTCTCCGCGGCGAACGCCCGCCAGTCCACCGGCGCGCCGCGCTCTGCGATGGTGGCGGCCGCGCGGGAGCGGGCTTCGAACACCTCGGCCGCCTGCTTCCGGTCGACGGGCGGGTCGACCGCCCAGACCGGCCACGGCGCGGCGTCGGTGTTGCCGAAGTTGAATGTCGCCCACGGCACGAGGACCTGGGCGTGCAGCGTCCCGGCGAGCGACGACGCGAGCGAGCGGAGCACGGTGAGCGCCACGGCCTGGTGGACGGTCGCGGCTGCGAACGATCCCCCCTTCGCCTCCGTGGTGAGGTTCTGCCCGAGCAGGGCGATGGTGATCGCGTCGTCGGCCGCGTCGATGAGGCCGTCGAAGACGTCCTTCGTGTTCGCCGACACGCCGAGCTGGTCGAGCTTCCACTTCGGGGGGAGAGCGACCGCGGCGTCGCCGCCGACGCCAGAAAGGTCCCCGGCGAGCTTCGCCCGATCGGCGTCCGTGCCGTCCTCCGTCGAAGCGACCTTGAGCCCCGCCGCCTGCTCGGAGTGCTTGCCCCAGTCGGCGAGGGCGTAGCGCTTCGCGCGCCACCACCGGGCGATGGCGCGCCATGCGCCGTGCTTCCACGGCTCGCTCTCGGCTCGCGGGGTGAACACCACCCAGGAGCCGTCCCCGGGGGTGACCGTGGCCTCGGTGCCATCGAAGAGGCGCACGCGCCAGGTCGATGTCCACGCGTCCCAGCGCAGGGCCCGCGGGTGCCAGACCGTGAGCTTCGGCACGACGCGCCCGCGCCGCTCCGTCCACGTGACGTTGGCGAGGGCGACACCGAGGAGCACGCCCCAGGTGAGCAACTCGACGAGCGACTCGTCGCTGAAGGCATCCCACCAGTCCTCCTCGGCCTCGAGGAAGCGCTTCGCCCGGCGGCGCATCCGCCCGGCGCCATCCTCGAAGGCGAGCGGGAGCCCCAGGAGCCCGGCGAGTTTCTCTCGCGCGCCCTGAACGCGATCGTCTCCCAGGAGCGCGTCGCACAGGTCCGCGGCCCAACGGAGGTTCCCCGCGTCGGCGGAGGTCTCCGCGAGGCGGATGAGGTCGGGCGTCCACGAGTCCGACGGGAGCGCGCGGCCGCTCTGCGCGCGGAACTCTGTGGAGGGCGGACGGGGCATCAGCGGCGGGCGGAGGGGACGCGGGTGAAGGAGTAGGGCGGGGTGACGGGGGTGCCGTTCAGGTGGTTGAAGCCGTCGCTCGTCGCGTCGACGATGTCGTCGTATTCGCCCTCGGGGAGGTCCTGGTGCTCCTCGACGAGGACGTTGTTCCAGGCGGCGCGCACGAGGGCGACGTGCCCGTGCTCGACCTGGGGGCTGTGCGGCTTCGCGCGGGTGACCTTGTTACCCGTGGGGCGCTCCGTCTTCACCGCGTACCCTGCGAGCTTCGCGACGTAGTCATCCGCCTGGTACTTGCCCGCCTGCCCGGGGTCCTGCGGGATGAAGATCTCGACCTCCTTCCCGTCGGCCTCAGCGGTCGAGAGCACCTTCGAGAGCACGCCGCCGGGCGTGTCGCGGAAGCGGATCATGTCGACGATGACCCACGGCGTGATGCACGTGGGGACGTGCGCGTAGAGGACGCCGACCGTCCAGTCGCCCGTCTTGGAGCCCGAGAAGTCCCAGGCCCGCACCGCGCGGCGCCAGCTCGAGCGCGGCGGCGCCTCGTCGAGGTAGCCCCACCACGAGCGCTGGAAGTACAGCCCCTTGCCCGGCTTGATGAGCCAGTCGCCGTGCTTCTTCTGCGCGCGGGTGACGCGGTCGAGCAGGTCGAGTTGATCGAGGTACTGCGGGTCGGTGGCTGGGTTGTCGGTGGGGAGCGAGCGGACGAAGGTGCGCGGCAGCGCGCCGGGCGTGCCGCGCGGCACCACGTCGCCGTCGCCCTCGGGGTCGTTGGGGTTGGGGAGGAAGTAGAGGACCTCGCCGAAGCGGGCCCGCGGGCCGGTGTACTCCGGCCGGGTGTCCAGCCACGGGGCGTAGCGCGCGAAGACCCAATCGTGCCCCACACCGCCCGGGTTGCTCGCCCACCGGAGCCGAGGGCGGATGCCCTGCGACGACCGCAGGCGCGAGGCCATGAAGATCACCTGCTCGCGGTAGAAGCTCGTCGCCTCGTCGAAGCCGACGAACTGCAGCTCCGTGGAGTCGAAGCGCTTGTAGTCGTCGCGGTCCTTCATGTGACTGAACGCGATCTGGGCCCCGCTGCGGAAGGTCCAGACGTGATCAGTCTTGTGCTCGGTGCCGCCCGCGTAGGGGTAGAACTTGCGCGCCCGGTCGATGAGCGTCTTGCGCAGCTCGTCGAAGGTGCGGCGGAAGAGGATCGCCCGATAGTTCGGGTGGTTGATGCCGTAGAGGGCGTCGACGAGGAGGGCCTCCGACTTCCCGCCCGACGCGGCCCCGCCGTACCCACCTTCGAAGCCGCCGTAGGCGAGGAACGTCTCCTGGGGCTCGCTGTTGGGCCGCCAGACCTTACCCGTCGGCGCCGTCGTCATCGCGCTTCGTGGGCAGGTAGAAGGTGAGCGGCTGTCCGCCGCTGGTGAGGTCGACCTGCGTGGGCGCGGCGATGCCGGCGAGCTCGGCGACCCCCTTCAACGCGCGCGCGTGAGCGCTGAGGGCGGCCGCGGCGTCCTTCGTGCTGCGCGTCTTGCGGGTAAGCGTGCCGAGGACGTTGGAGGAGCGTCGCACCTGCGCGATCAGCGGGCCGACGAGCTCGCGGAGGTCCTCGCGCAGGGCCGCGGCGAACTGCGCCTCCGACCACTTCCCCTCCGTGGCCCGGAGCCGGAAGACGGCCCGCGCCGAGGCGTTGCACTTGTGCTGCTCCCTCAACCAGGCGGCGACCTCGGCGGCCGTGTACGGCTTCGCGGTGTCGGGGTTGAGCTCCTTCGAACGGGCGAGTGTCGCGTCGTGGAGCGCCGCGGGGATGGTGCGGGAGAGGTGTCGGGAGGGGCGCTGGGGCGCGCGGCGTTTACTCATCGGCGACCTCGGGGAGGTAGCGCGCGAGCTCGAGGCGCGTGGTGACGTAGCGGGAGCGGCCGGGGTGGTCGGGTCGCGGGAGGAGCTCGGTGGCGGGGGCGGTGCCGGCGGGGGCCTTGTGCCACCTGGCGAGGCGGCGGCGCGCGGTCTCGACGCTCCTCCTCAACAGCTTCGCCAAGGCCTCCGCGTCGACCTCGTCACCCCCGTTGGACGCAGCTCTGCCAGTGGCAGGACAGGCGTTGTGACCGCAATTCACCACGGCGCCCTCGCAGGTGTCAAGGGGGGCGCAGATCACAGGGCCTCCGACTCCTCGGCTGCGACGAGCCGGAAGGTGCGGCGCGCGAGACGGGCCCGGACGACGCTCCACGTGATCCCGGCAGCGTCGAGGGCGGCCGCGTGGTCGATGAGCGTGCGCACCGCCCCCGCCCGCCCCTGCGTGAAGTCGCCCTCCGCGAGCAGCAGGTGGGCGGCGTTGCGCCGCAGCATGCGCGCGGGCGTCCGGTCTCGCACCTCCGCGTCGCCGATCCCACCGGGGCCATCGAACGCGCGGGCGACGAACGACACGGCCTCGTCCGTCATCGTCCTCACCACGGCACCGGCGGCGAGCGCTTGGGCGCAACCATGTCGTAGGTTCCGCCCATCACGCACCCTCGTAGAGCGCGACGAGGTCGTCGGCCGACCGGACGCCCGCGTCGTCGTACTTCTCCTGCTCCGCGGGTGTGCACGGCTGCGCCCACATGGAGCGCAGCACCTTCAAGCGCGTCGCCTCGCCGACCGGCATCGCCGCCATGAGCTCGCGCAGCTGCGCACGCAGCCCCTCCCGCGGGTTGATCCACTCCCTCTTCTTCATCG